TGAATTCAAATACTTTACAAAATAGTATTTCTCCACATGATATTGATAATAATAGGTTGAATTCTATTTTAAATAGTGCAAAACCAGAAAGTCCAATACAAGAAATTCATAGTTACAATGCAGACGAATCATCTAGTTCAATTCAAAGTAGTAAGTCTTCAAGTAAATCTGGTTGGTGCTTTATTGGTGAAGATAGAGGTTTTCGCAGTTGTATTCAAGTAAACGAAAATGACACTTGCATGTCAGGAAATATTTTTCCTACAAAAGATATATGTATTAATCCCACTTTAAGAGCATAATATATTTATTTATTATTAGGTTTAATAGAATTTGCCGAAAATATCAATTTTTCGTTTGTTGGCCATTTATTTCCTCCTGCTGAAAATATTCTTCTAGTTCTAGGATAGTAAGTAGGAAGAGTGTCATTATAACACAAGTATTTTACTGGTCCAGGAATATCAGAACTGCTTGTAGGGTTACAGTTATTATTTAATTGTTTTTCAAAATAAATTTCACCAGTACAAATATTTTGACTTATATTACAAATAAGATTTCCTCCATCAGGAATAACTTTATTTGTTGTAGGTATTTCGATAATAGGTGCTTGTGGTGGAATAACTGGAATACTAGAACCATTATCATTTGGATTTGGTGGTATTATTGGTGATATAGATGGTGTTGGAGTTGGTGTTGGAGTTGGTGTTGGATAAGGTGGTTGAGTAGGAATAGGAGTAGGTATTGGATACTGTGGTATAATAGGTCCAAAGTTTGGGTTATTTGACCCTCCTACTGCTGTAACCGATTTTGGACAAGATAAAGGATCAAAAGTCTGAACAGGAACAGTTCCACTAATATTTAAGTTAATATAATTTACTCTCTTAAGACTATTTGTATTTGGATTTGTATATGATTGATTTTGAGTTGACCAGTTTATTGTTCGATTTGTCCAGTTTCCCTTTGCAATTTGTGAGTATCTTTGATTTTTTGTCAAATTAGAACTATTGTTTTTGTATTGAAGAATATTTCCTTTTTTAATAACATTAAGATTAGTATTATTACTATTATTATTTGAGTAAGCGCACACATTTTCAAAACGACTCCATTCTCTAGTAGGTTTTGGGTTATAATTTGGACCTAAACAAGACATTTTATATTATAGTATGATAGTATTAAAATATAAAAATAGTTAAAAACAAATAACAGCTTTAATAGTTTGATTCATATGGGTTAAATTGATCACCTGTACCAGCAAAATACCACCTAACGGACAAGTAGTCAGGTATATTTTTATACAATGCATTACTACTATTAGCAAGTTTAGTATTAGGACCTGCTTTTACAATATTATTGATAGCGGATACTCCTAAACCATAGTCAAAATACCATAGATTAGAAATAAATCCAGAAAATCCTCCGTTTGCAGCAATATATATGTCCCCATAGTTTTGTCTTGGAACACCACTCAGTTCAACACTTTTAGTTATAGTTCCATTTATATAAACATCTAAATTTATGTTTCGACACCTTATAACAACATTTACCCATTTATTCAAAGGTATGTTTTCTATAGTTGTATCTTCTGTTATATTGTTATATGTATTCATAATAATAGTCAATGCATTTTTTCCCGGTGCAATATATAATCCTGGAGCGTTATTAGGAGAGTTCAACCCACTATTAGGGTCAATACCATAGTTACCTTTATGAAAAATATGACGAAATGTATTTGATTGAGTATCATCTATAAAAACCCAAATGCACCAAGTAAATTCTATTCCTGCTGGTCCGTTTACTGAACGTGCAACTGTAAATGCACCTTCACTATTCGGGTTTTGTGGTACTACTATCATTTGTCTACCGTCAATCATACCATCAATTATTTTAGGACTTCCATTTGGAGTCAAAAACCATTTTAAAATTGATACAGACATTCTTAAAACAATAACAAATAATATTATTACTAATAATATAAATGCAAATCTTGCTACTAAACTACTAGAATTCATGAAATCCTTTATACCACTTCCTCTACCATAACTTTGGTTATCCATATATATATATTATATAAGAAAAACCAATTTTAAATTGTAAAACTTCGGGTTTCTGTTCCATTCTCCTCTAGACTTACCTTAATTTGGTAATTTCCAAAAAGACCAGATAACCAACTTTGTCCATAACCAGCTTGATAAATGCTCCATGCTGTTTGTGGATCAGTTGGATTAGGAAAATATTGTAATTTTGATGTAACGCCACTAAAACCACCTGCAGGTGTTAAGAATACATCAGCGTCCTTATTTATTTTTGGTATACCTGGTAGTACAGATGTTTTAATTAGTTTACCGTCTATATATACGTCTAGAGTTCTTCCATATGTACTAATAATTACATTCACCCATTTTTGAATAGGAACGTTTGAAACTGTGCAACTATGAACAACACTTCCACTAGGATTTTGAATATCGTCGACTGATAAATTAGAACCTGTTCCTGGATAAACAGATAATAAAATAGTTAAATTGTTTTCAACATCTCCTAAAAGAACAACCGGGCAAGGATCACCTGAACTTATTTTTTGAATAGAAGATCCTTGTTGAGAACTATCTACTAATGATCCCATTCTTCCAAAAAGAATTTTATTCTCCCCATATTTATAGTTCCAGTCACTTACATAAAACCATAGAGAATATGAAAAGTTGCTTGAATTTGGATTATTGGTGGTTGATAAGTCTGCAGCCTTTATTTGTTGAATAACTGTTCCAGAACTCAATGTCGTGAGTATTGTAAGATCTCTTAATACATATCTAATAAAAATATACAGCAAAAGTATAATAACAATTATTGCAAGAATACTCCAAATAGTCATAATATAATATAATATTAGAAATTTTCTTAAATAATAAGATTTTATTATTTATTTATTATTTAAGATTCTTAATTTAATTTAATTATATTTTTCATTTATTCTAAAATAAAAATTTTATAACCCAGTTATATTATCGTTATTATTCATTGAATACCATTTTTGTGATAAGTATTCAACTTCAATATTACTTGTGTCAGGAGTATCTACTAAATCAATTGATTTAGGTAAGGCTTGCGTATTTATATTAATTGGTATATCAATTATATTGTTTTCCGGATAAATAATATTTTGAGCTTTTGGAATATTTTGTATAACCGTTTCATTATTTATTTTCACAACTGGAGGTGTTTTATCTTTTACAGAATTATATAAATAATATATTTGTTTTATATTCAAGTCTTTATTAAAATAGTTGACATTACATATTCCACCATTTATACCTTTGTTTTCGCCGACTACTAATGTATCTTTTGACATTTGTGGGACAACTTCATTAACAGATTTGACTAATTTCCCGTTGTAAAATATATCTAAAGTACCACCATTGTAATTTATTACTATATGATTCCATTTTTGTAATAAAACATTACGTAGTTTGTAAATAATAATATTACCATTTGAATCTAGTTTTTGTTTTTTAAGACTACTATTATTACCTATAGTATTTCTGTCTGTACTTAACATAGTGATCATTAAAGTATTTTGAGATGCATTATATAATATATTTGGTTTTCCGCCAAAATTTAATATGGATGTATATTTTTCTAAAGACGATCTTGCACTTGGAGCAGTTGCATCAATAAAAGTCCAGAATGAAATACCATAGTTGTAACCATATTGTTCTGTAGTTGTTCCATTTATTTCATCATAGTTTCCAATTATTTTTTCACTATTTAAAAAAATAGGATTGTTAATTAATTGTACCCCTCCTTGTGTTGCATTTTTAATTGTAATTGTCGGAACTATTAAATAATATAATAAATATATAAAAATAACAAACAATAATACAATATAATATGTATAAGGTGTATTCTTCATTGAATTTGATAAATTATTTGTAAAAGATGTTTTCAAATTGGTTACTACTTCTATAGTAGATTTGCCTAAAGGAGCAGATATACCTAATAAACTTCCAACCCAATCAATAAGACTAACAAATAAGCAAGGAATATATAAAACAATATTAATTACTAACCTGTAGATAGGACTCTTTTTATAATAAGAAGTACCGGTTATTAGTTTGAATACAAGTATCAAAATAGCAAAAATTACTAGTAAGTTTAAAATAAAAGAAACAATACCTGTTTGGCTTGTTAAACTTTGAGCTCCTATAACAATCCAGGCAATTAACAAACTAGAACATATTAAACCAAATAGCATTAAAAAGGCACTTTTAGCGTAAGTTGTTATAGTTTCAAAATTATTATTCAAATTTAAAGATCTTACACCGTCAGAAGATAAAATACCAAAAAATAATATCCATAAAACAAATATGACTATCAATAAAATAATAATTGTCGAAACTTGATTAGCTTTATCAGAACCAATTACTTTTGCTCCATTCAAAAAACCACCTGGATAAAATACAATTCCATAAACGACTGTTATTAGGAAAACAATAAATAGTACACTACTAAATATACCTAATCTTGTAATACCTTTAAAAAAACTTTTCCCATTTGCATTTGAATCTGACGTTGGTAGTGTCATAATTGTTAATAAATACAAAAACCCAAAAACAACTAATAATATTGTAATAATAAGCGACTGTCCAAAATATGTCTTGATGTATCCTCCAGGATCAAGTGTATAAAATAACAACAAAAATACAATCAAGCAAAAGTAAATAAGAATGTATTTTATTCTATCAATATTTATATCAATATCATAATTTCCTTGGCTACTTTGAAAAGCAAAATAAAATAAAAATACACCCAATATTAATGATAATGGTCCAATAATAAATAAATAGTTATACATATAGTCCGTTAAATTTCTATATGACACAATTAGTCCAATAATATAAAAAATTAATAATAATACATATTTTAGTTTACTTAAAAAACTCAAAATGTCTCTATAGTTTGGAATTGTCAAAAATAATATAGTCAATATAGCTAACATTATTGCAATAACAATAAAACAAGTTTCTATAATTTTAGTTGATTTTGAAATATTATTTGGTTTAGGTATAGCCGATTTGTTATACAATAGTATAAATACAATTATTACAAGTATTAATATAACAACTCCAAAACTTCCATATGTTAAACTATTTTTAATTTTATTTAATGGAAATGAATTGTTATTAGTTGTTGGAATATTCATAATATATAATTACATTTTTATTTTATCATTATAAAAACATCTTATAATAATATTTTTTTACATATTTTCCATTGCTGTTTTTTTCCCATGACATTCTCTACATAAAGCTACTAGATTATCAACATTATTACTTCCACCTTGATCGAGGCGTTTGATATGGTCTACTTCAAACCAAGCGTTCAACTGGGTTTTACATTCACCACATTTCCACCCCTGTTGAGAAGCAACAAATTTTTTCTTTGTTTCACTAACAGAACGTTTTGTTCCTTTTGATCCTGACTCTAAAATACGTTTTTCAAGTGGATTTATAGAACTATTTGGGTTTTCATTTAACTCATTGTTTAAATCTCCCATAAATGAACTATTGTTATTCGTTGTAAAGTCTATTAATGGTGAAAGCATATCCATAGAGGATTTATCAATCGGCATGTATTTCACAACATTATTCGCATGTAGTAATATATTTTTACATTTATCAGGACTTCGCCTTATCAACAAATAAAATACTATACCTAAAAATGCAAAAAAAGCAATTTGAAAATATTTTTTATGTTTCATTATCATTTTAAGTATTTTCCCGTCATGATAAGTATTATATATAAAAAATGCTGTAATTCCAAATATAAGTAACTCAAGTTTCATTTATATAATAAATAGATTAAAAGATTGTATATTAAATAGTTTGGTGAGTTAAAGTTTTATTTGAAATTTTTGAAGATTTTTTTAATGATTTTTTAGTTACAGATTTAAAATTAGAATTTTTACTAGTTTTTCTTGTAGTTTTTGAACTTTTCTCTCTATATCCAATTTGA